GGCGTAGCCTGGTATCATGGTAAGGAGGGTACGATAGAATATGACGACGGCGACCATGTCTTCGTTGGACGTGATGGTTTGGTGGTTTATCTCGATGAAGATTACTACCAATCCAAGTTGCACGCCTACGATGATAGAGAGAATCCCGATTGGGAAGCCGGTTATGATGATGAGGAGTTCGTTGAAATGCCAACTTTTGAGGAAGATCCGTATGGAGACGACCCTTATTTTGATGACCGTGGGAGGAAAACAACTCGTAATAAGGAGTTGGCTAAACTTTCTAAGAAGAAGCCAAAACTTAATATCGAGAATGCCCCTCCCGGCGTCGTTGTTCGTTTGGGGTTGAATCCAAACATTTTCGAACAGATTGAGAGCAAGGCTGCGGTTTTTACCGGAGCCTATCCCCCAGTACAGAAAATTTCAGTCGAAATGATTGAAGCTTTTGGAGAGGAGATAGTCAAACGAGGATTTGTTCCCGATATATACGGTGAGCCAAAAATAACCAAGTCAGCTGAGGAGTTGTCCTTGGTGAAACATTTGGCTATGTTCGAAGATAGGGTGAATTCAATAGTTGACGCCCCTACGGAAAAGGAGGTCTTGCGTGTCGTGAGTTTGGCGGAGCAGATGCTTCGCCATAATAAATTCATGCCAGAGCCAGATTATAATACGCGGGATGGTATCCGGGGTATTATAGAGTCAACATTAGTTAAAGGCAGTAAGAGTGCTGGGCACCCGTATGGTGCTGATGGTATGCCTACCAACGGAGACGTTCTGCGAAATGTAGGAGTCGACGGTTTGATAGACATAGTAGTTAGGGAGTGGGACGCTCCTTTTGATCTCAAGGTCTTCCTTAAGGGTGAACCCCATAAGAAGAAGAAAATTGATGATTGTATGCTACGAATCATCACGGCATATCCCTTGCACAAAATGGTTAAACATCAGACGATATTTGAGAAATTGACTTCGGTGTCTGTATCAAATTGGCGCAAGAGTCCAGTTGCTTTCTTTAGTCCCCAAGTTCCAGGGGACGTAGAAAGCATATGGGGGCGTATGAAAGGACGTGTTTTAGAAACAGATAAATCTAACTGGGACTTTAACATGTTCGAGTACGTCTTTGACATCCTCAAGCAGATTATCATCAAGCTTGCGGTGAAGCATCCCGATATGTCAGACGAAATGTTTGATATATATCTTAGTGATGTGTCGAAGGCGATCGATGAGGTGTGCTACGATTCCGTCTACAGATGTTCCAATGGTCACTGCTACCGTCTTAACGGTGGTGGTATCATGAAGAGCGGCTGGG